GTGTTAAAGGTGTGCTAAAAAAGCGACCACCCTTCTTTAAATTACAAGTTCTGCACAGAGTTCGCAGATTGGAATCTACATCGCCTTCTTTGCCCATCAGACGCTTTGGAATGATGTGGTCGATGTGGAGTTGGCCTTCGGTCTCACCACACTGCTGGCAGGCGTAGCCATCACGCTTGAGTATCCGCTGTCGTATGGCTCTCCACCCTTTACCACTACCACCCTTCCACGAGTTAGACATCAGTGGTATCCCTTCGCTAAGAAGTGACGGTATGCGTTGCACATCGAACCATAACGATTCTTAATATAGCGAATAGTCCAGTCAATCTGAGAGTAACCATCGAGCCTCTTGTATCTCTCGTTCTTCATCTGGCCTAAGCCGTAATGACTCCCGTTCTTAGCTGATACGTTCCAAGATGACTCTTTAGTAATCAACGAGTTCAGGCATTGGAACTGTTTGTAATCAACAATCCGAGAGTGTGCGTATAGCTTGAGATGATCTGTTGAGGTTATCGCTTGGGCTGGTGTAATTGCCGTTATTGAAAGCAAGCCTGCTAATAGGCATAGGAGTGGCGTTAGATGCGTCCGCTCTAGCGAGTGATTCGCCTCAGCGACTCGCTTCAAGCGATAGCATCGTACTAACGAAGTCAAATACATCGCAAGCATGTGCATAACTTGTACGGGTCTCCTGCGTGTCATCCACCGTTTATGGGTGCCTGTGCATAACTCCTGTGTATAACTATTCGTCATCTCACGTGACCCAATCCGCTATTTCTCATGGCTTCGACGTTCTCTTCTCCCATGCCAACGAGTACGCAAGGCATGAAGATTCCCTTGGTCTCACCGTTAGGAGTCATAAACTTGAGATTGGATGGGAGTATCAGGAAGCCGTCTCCTTTGACCCATAACGTATCGAACCATCGAGCTTTGGAGACTTGCACCAAAGCGACGCCATTGCCGTGAGCGATGAACTTATTAGCCCAAGGCGTAACGTCTGAGTAAGGTGGATTGCACCAGACCCGGCCTTCCCAAGGTGTCGCCAGTCCGTCATCGATAACACTCAAGAACCGCTTGGCCGGAATCCATGGAACTCCGTTAGGTGGTGCAGATACGTCCATGTCGTAGCTGAGGCCGAGAGATGTAAAGATTGTCGGCGGTGTGTAATAATCGTCCGATGTCCCGTGGTCGATGTCGTCATGACCGAAATCAAGGTCTAGTCGGTCGCTACTCACGATGATCTGTTCCAACGCTGGCCACGGTTAGAAGCTCGCATTTAGTGCATTGGATTACTTCGACTCCAGGGGGCAAGTTATCTGTAATCTTTCCCTGAATAATCTGACGGGTTATCTTCTTACACTTTCGACATTCAAAGTCTAGCTGCGCCATATTGGCTCCTTTGTAGAGTCTCGATGGGCTGCAAGTTGATTTGACTGACCCACCAAGAGTTAGATTTATCGTGTTTAAATCGTGGCTTCTTGGCCACGGCTACCGGTATCCATCCAGCGATGTAATACTGCGGTGATGTACCGACTACCAATACGGCAATGTCAGAGTTACGGTCGGATTCCTTGACGATGAGATGACCATCGCGCCACTTCGTATGCTTGACTTCAATGAACGAAGCCACATCGGCCTGTTCTTTGAAAGTTCCGCAGGTGGGCTCGAAGTCTTTGATTCCAAAATACTGCGCCACGGCTATCTCAGCTCCGATGGAGTGTGCGTCTCTGGCAATCCCCTCGTGCAAATCTAGCTGCTGAAAGGATTTATCTACCTTGTTCGAGTTTTCCATCGCTCGACGAAAGGCCACAGAACCAGCCGTGAATTCGTCATCTCTTGAGATATTGACGCGAATCACCGGCAGCCTTTGCAGAACCAGATTATGTTCTCAACGGGGTCGCTTTTCTGATAGCCCTGTGCGTCTAGTTGCACGATCATCGCGCATTTGTCGCATTGTTCGACTTTGTATTCCGCGATGACTTTGCCGTTATCTAGTAACTTCGCGGTCATAGTTCTTGGGTCAATCATTTCCATGAAGTCGCTCATACTTGTGGCTCCCACGTTCCTCGTGAAGTGAACACGTACCAAAGAGGCTGGCATTGTGTGGCCTTGCTCTTTTCTGTGCATGAGTAGTTCGCCCACGCTTTCCCGGTCCTCGCAGACGTTCCTTCGCGCCAAATGCGATGGCCGTGAATGCACTCCGGGGCGGCAGCTACAAGCTCACCGCCAAGTCGGCTGGCAATCTCGTTAAGTGTTGATTTGACTGGCTGGGTGGTAGCCCAAGGGTCATAGTCATCGACCGTTGAAGCGACGACTTTAGCTTCGACGTGTTCGACTTTCTCCATGTCCTGACGTGTAGGCCTTTCAGGCGTACCGAGTAAAAGTCCGATAGCGCGGCCGATTGCCGAAGTGACAGTATCTTCTACGAAGAACCGTTTCATTTGCACGTTATAAGTCGCCACGTTGCCAAAGGCGTAATCGATGGCCGACGGTGTTAAATCTTCGTATTCACGATAGACCCGGCACTCGACGAATATGTAACCCTTTTCCGGGTTGAAGTCCACGATCTGATTCTCAATCCGACCGGTGGGATGTGTATCCCAGAAGCGTCGAATCCTTGCAGCTACATCTTCGTAGTTATCTAAGAACGCCATTAGGCCACGACCTTCGATGAGGCGTGGCGTGTTACGGCTCTGCCGCGTTGGTAGCCATCTTTATGGCCCTCTTTGTATCCGACTGAGTAACTTACTATTGCCCATAAAATGCAGGCAATCGCCATGAGGACGAATAGCCCAATTTCGCTGGTTGTCATTTTGCTCCCGATTCTGGGAACCGACTACCGGCTCCCGAATCAGAGAGTGACACCTTGGGCTGACATAATCAAGATTCCCGTCTAGCCGTCGGCGTGTCGAATGGCTAAGGGTGGTCTTTAAGATGCTCAATCATCAGCGTTCGGATTTCTCTGACGTCGGCTCTAATCCCCTCGGCAAAGCCGTTAGAGACGGGTCTTGAGTTCTTTTCTGAACGAGCTGCATAAACGGCAGCAATGCCAGAAATCGTACTCGCTGCGATTAATCCGACCGCCGTGATTGCATCGGTCATTTCCGGCCGAAGGTCGCGTCGTTAGGGTTGAGCCAGCGGAGAATAACTGGTGCAACGGATGCCAGTCCTGCCATGCCGATGGCCTTTGGGTCTGTAATCCCGGCCAAATAAACGGTGAGACAAGAGGCCATGAAAGACCTAGCCCAAGAGGCTGCTAATGCTTTGAATTCGCTCATAATCCTAGCCTTTCGATAAGTTCAGCGGCTTTCGCTGGAGTTATAGAGATTTCAAAGTGCATTTCGTCAGAACGATGACGGAAATCTCCACCCCACATCATGCCGTACTTCTTGGCCAAAGCTCTCAACATCGGCACTTTCTCGCTTGGGAATGTCCCCTTCTTTCCTAGAGGGTGCTTCGTGGCGTTCAGGTCGATGGCGGTGCCGGATGAATGATTGCTGAGCTTGTCCGTGGCCCCACGAACCATCCGAAAGCAATAACCCCAGTCATCCAATGCACCACCGTCGATGGGCTCAATCAGATCGTGGAACTCCTTGCAGAATCCAGCGACTAACGGCGCGACGGCTTTCGCACATCGAACCTTGAGCTTTGTCCCCTCGATAGGAACACTCACTATGCCAATCTCGGAAGCGTCTTTAGACGCAACCCAGTTATTTTGACTTAGTAGCTGGCTCATCAGTTGCAATCGGTGTGGATAGTGCCGCTTGCTGCTCGTCATAAAAAGCCCTAGTCATTGAGGTGTATTCCCCGTTGCCTCGGTCAATAATTGCGTATTCAATTTCATTAACTGTTATGTATGTAACTTTATCCATTTTTATAACTCCGCACTAAATCCGAGGTATCCAGCAGTATTATTATTATTCATTAAAACTCCCGCCGACCAAGCAGTCCAAGTAGAAGATGTTGTTGCATTAAATCTGCCACCATAAGTAGTTACTTGGTCATTGGTAAGTGCAGTAAGAGTACCAATCGAAGTAGAACCTGAATTGAGTTGTTGAAAACCTAAAGTGGAAAAATCAATAGAAGTTGGTGTAACTCTCATTTGTACTGGAAAATTGATATATGGATACGCAACAGTAGTTGATACTGTTGTTCCTGTACCATAAACTGAGTTGGAACCACCTGGCGTACTTCTCCAATAATAACGCTGGCAAGCGGCTAATTCTCCTTGGATAGTGCTGTTTTGAGTACGGAACGGCAAAGCCACGCTGCCTATGTCAATTTGTACGCCAGTTACCTCAAAGTAATCTGCTGCCCCAGCAGTGCCACTTGGTGTATATGCAAAGTATGTACATAATTCCGTTGCCGTTGCACCAACAGTTCCAGTTGCCGTGAATCGTTGCCAAGTAGTAGTCAGCGTTGCAGTAACTGACGCTGGATATGCTTCGCCTGTGTATGCACCTGTGCCTCGATTTTGGTCTGTTCCAGTTCCGCTAATTAATATGGCACTTAAAGCATTACTTGCAGAAGAATAATTTGCACCAGAACGGGCATAAAAAGAAAATGTAACTGTTTTACCAGCAAAAGGAATCGAGTTAATTGATTCAAAAGATTGAGTAAATTCTCTTTGTTGCGTTGAAGTTGAACTGACATTTCTTGCCACTCTTGCGCAATACTGAATAAATGGCAAATTAGTTGTATCACCTGTAGCCTGACGGCTAACAGTCATATTTGTTGTGCCATTCATATACCAACGGTCTAAAGAAAAACCAACAGCAGTAAAAGAAGTGCCTCTTTGTGCTACTTGCATTGTTGAGTTTAAGACTGGATTGGATGCGCTTGGTGTTGCGCTATATCTTAAGCCAGCAGTAGCACTTGAATCTGCATAAATTGTTTCGCCGTTATTTCCCACCGCTAACTGAGCTGGTGTTGCCGATGCCGTCGCAGTAAAGATTGATCCCTTTGCCGTCACGGTTGATTTTGGAACCGCAGCAGCAGCTAAATCATAAGCTGCTTTTG